CAAAAACCTGTAATCTGCACACTCTCTTTGAAGTTGTTCACGTTCTCCGGGTCCCGCACCCCCATCTCTAACTATTTCATTTCTATTTGGTAACATATAAAATTCTCGTGTTAGAGATGGGTTATCTTCCCAAACAGGAGGGGTTTCATATGCGATACCAGCTTCAGTATTAAATCTCACTATTTTATCACCGAATTCTTCTACCATCGTTCTTATTTTTTCTTTTTGCGAGATACGTTTTGACATAATTTTTAAATAATTGTGGTTTCCGTTTTCTTTGCTAAAAATAGACCACGCTACTGTAGGCATTACAAAATAGTTGGTTATATCCGTACCTTTTAAAATTTGTTCTGTTCCAGGTTCAAGACTTTCCCCAACTATTGAATAAACTTCTACGTCGGCCTTATATGCAGGGGCGCAACTACGCGTTACCCTCCCTGTATCTTTTGTTAGACCATGCGCGCATACAAGTAGTACACAATGGTGCCTGTTTTTTTTAATTCTCGCATTAGTTTGTTCCCACAATCTCATTCGTTTTTTTTCATTTTTTATCGTTTTTGTATGTTTTCCCGATTTCTCCGGCGTGCAGGCTGCTTCTCCACCGCCACCTCCTCCTGCAGCCCTCCGACATCCATAATCACCATCACCACCACCTTCTGCACTCATTGCGGCAGACATTTCCTATATATATAATATATTTCTATTTATTCTTTCACATTCGGGAATACCCACTTATCCACTGTGGTTCGAACACAAAATACCCGATGGGATATAATACCGACCAGGAACAACCCGACGAGAGATTTCCAGAATGAGACGCTGAATACACGAGCGATGACGAACGCGACGATGACCGTGGCTACTACATCAACAACCGCGATATCAAAGATACGGTAAGAATGTGCACCTTCTCTCGGACGACCAAATATATCCTTGTAACGGCATAGATCCAGCATCATTTTCATTACTAGATGGTATAATATATACTATATAGTAATACAATAATACAATAATACAAATACATGACTATAATTCACACTGCCACTCAGGGTCAGGTTTAGTTATAAAGTCCGGTATGTATAATCCGCAGTAAGTTCCTCACCAGCGTCCAAATCGCGCGCGGCTATAACCCACCATTCACCGGTGGTTTTATCTGGTGTGGTCGAGAGATACGTATTCGGTAGGACTGTGTCCCCTGTTACTACACGCCCATTATCTAAAATCGTCTTTCTTGACGGACAATGATTTATCTTACTTCCGACAGGCGTGACATGTTCGTTCATATCAACAGCAACGAACAATTGTTCACCCTTCTTACGTGGACGCTTGGTGAATATACCGACACCTTGGATACGACTCTCACCGATAGTGAAATCCGGGTCATTCAAAAGACCGTATTGATAATTCACTAATGAGGGGATGATAAGGTTCTTGATCAGGATTACTGATACTGTAAGAAATATGAATAAGTAGATGATTGTCGAGAGAATGCTGGACATGATCACGCACCACCCTGATTTATACGATCTTTCTTATATTATACATGTATAATGTTATTCATACATGTGTAATGACTGTCGCGTCTACTCTCTCCGAACCCTCCTCCCAGTTGCTCCTAATCGCCGTTCGCGGGCGAGCGCGACGCCGGTGTGCGGGCGCTCGCACTTTACTGCGCCCCAGCGCCCAACTCAAGAGGCGTACGCATCAGATCGGGGGCAAAGGTGCTCTGGTTCCAAGGACCGACATTCAACTGAGGGTTAGGAGGTTCAGACCTAATCTGAAGATTGGCGTTCTTCATCGTATTACCGATGGTGTCGATTCCGGTCAAAAAAGTCGCGGAAAGGAGGTTCTGACCAGAGAGGTCGCCGCTGCCTGCCGGATTCAAACTGCCCCACTGGTTATTTGTGTCACGGGGGAGAAGATCAGACGGATTTGCGACGGGCATATTAGTCGCACCGGCGGGGGGGGCACCCTGTCCGGTAATGGAGTCGACAGCACTATAACCATTGGCGCCGGTGCCGGCGTATGACGTCGCAGGTGGCACCTGATGTCCGGCTGCAACTTGCTGACCTTCATTCGGGTTACTCATGGCATTTGCCGGCAACACAAACTTTTGGTCGGAATAAGTATAGACAGCATATACTAGAACAATCGCACCCAAAAACACAAGAATGTGATTGGAGCGAACGGTTTTCTCTAAATCAGACAAGAAACTCATTATTATAATTTAATTGTATATAAAATAAATGATAAAATAAATACTACCGATAGTCGTCGTTGTCGTCCGATGGTTATTAATCCTCCTCCTCATCGGATCCCGACCCCGACGACTCATCTAAATCGTCCAGTAAATACGACGCCTTAATCTCTTTGGCTTCCAAATAAGCGCGTATTGCGACCTTTTTGGCTTCTTGCGCCTTTCGTTTGGCCACTTTATACATTTCATAAATAACCTCCTTGTGTTTTTTTAATGTTATTGAACCGCCATTATTCGATTTCCATTTCTGTGAGATTTCGGTCGAACGCCCAGCGGGGATGGTTGCCGTTGTCGTGATCGATGAATGTTCCGCGGATGTATTCGGTGTAGGAACGCCAAAATCCGGTTCATCTGTATCAATGACATCAGATATATTTTTGAAATCAATATCTACTTCAGTACATTCAAAATGCTTTAATGTGCTAGATGTCGGTGGTGGCGCCGATGACGCCGGAGGATAATCCGGAGTTGAATCCGGATTTCCGAGAGATTTATCCAGATTCTCAACTAATTCTTTGGCAGTCAATGACGACATCGACGACATCGACGACGCATTATTATCCGGCAAATGCAGTTCTTGTGTTTCTATACATTTTCCTAAAGGTTCTGCGATACTACTACTATTACCTGTATTCGTATTAATAATACACGTTTCAAATAACGGCAATTCGGGAATTACTAATACTTGCCGTAATATCAATTCCATCTGAAAACTTCTGGATGTAAATCGAATCCCCTGGAATTCTATAATTGAGATGATATTATGCTCTGCAGTTACATAATCTACTGGAACGATTGTGCGGTTCTCATCAAATACTTTACACAAAAATGGTTGGATGTGTGTCTGTACTCTGTTTAATTCTAAATTAACCCGCACCAGATAATTCCCAGTCTTGAATGCACGTATAGGTGATGTAAAAGAATTTTCAATATCGCTTTTATCTAGTTCTTGTGTGAACCAAAGATGCCGTTTTTCATAAAGTAAGTCGACCGACCGTTTCTCTAAATCCGCAATCCATTCAATGAATTCCGCGTCATGTTCATTCCCGCCCGTAAATAATAGATCGATGTGCGCTTTTTTACCCGATACGACGATTCCTTGTTTCGACTGCGTTTTAGGTGTTTGAATATATAGCACCTTTTTACTGTCATAATACGAGTATTTTGTTAAATACGATCCGCCTGGAATACTGTTAGGAGGCGATAATTGAAGGTGTTCGAAATGAAAGGTATCATTAGGGTGATATACTTCCATAATGAAATTTAATTTAGGCGAATGTTTGATGTTTGATGTTTGATGTTTGATATACGAATGTAACTCGGTCTGTAGTTAAATTAGTATTATGAAGCAATATATTATTCGGTTATGAATTACGCTAATGAATGACAAATCCCTAAATCTTGGCATCCTTCTGTAGCAATAAAATCGCCCAGATGGTTTAGAAGTTGAGGTGCTACAGTTTGGGCTGCATCTATACACATCGCCTGGACGCTTTCGGGTAAAACCGCGCACACTTTTTCAATATCGGTTGTAACGAATGCGATTACTTTAGGATTATGTATGATGGTTTGATTCATCCCGTTGGCTAAATATTCGCAGGCGGCGCATTCAATTGGGGAGGCGGTGGTGTATGCGGTGGCGCCGGTGGCGGGTTCCACTAGTGGCAATAGTGCGGCGTCTGCGCGTCCAAATGGAAGCAATGGAAATGTGATTATGGTTTCAGGTAATACAATAAGACCTAAACCAAGTAATAGGATAATCGGGGATATCTTCATGGTATGTATATGTATATTACCATAAAATAAATGTTTTTTTCATTGCGTAATATATAACGTAAAAATGCCTTCTTCTAGTAAACAAAGCAATCATGGGGGTAGTCGCCGCTACCGCCGCCGCAAGACACAAAAGGGAGGAGATGGTGCTCAAGGAGTCCCTCAAATATCCGAGGCTACTTTAAAGCAAGCCGGGGAGATCGCCCAGAAACTTTTAGGACAATCTATGCAACAAGGCAATAACGCACCCCAGACAGGTGGTAGTGCTGGAGGTCAGGAGCAGTCATCTATTAAACAAGCGATGGTTGGTGGCGCTGTAGCCGGTGCAGTTGCCGGCGCTTCTATGGCTCAAGCAGCCGAGACAAAATCCGGGTTGAATATGTCGCCTTTAGTCGGCGGTCGTCGGAAAGGTAAGGGTAAGGGTCGTCGTATGGGTCGGAGTTCGCGCCAGAGTCAGAGTCAGAGTCAGAGTCAGAATCAGAATGAGAGTGAGAACCAGAACCAGAACCAGAACCAGAACCAGAACCAGACAGGCGGTATGGTCCCAGGTCTTATGGCCGCAGTCGAGACCGCGCTTGTACCCTTAGGTCTTTATGTCGGTCAGAAGGCCCTCCAGTCGCGTAGGGCCGGCAAATCTTTCGGTAGTTCCTTTAATTTCCGCAGATTCTCTCGCAGGGGTAGGTCTAGGTCTAGTCGTCGCAGGTAAATCTAGGCGGTGAGTTTCGTATAATAATATAAACGCAATTATATGTTTATTATTATACCATGAATCCAACATCCATTCTCACAGCTACCCACGCCACTCCACCCACGCTTGAAACCAAAATTAAACGTTGGGTCGAATTAGATAATCGTATTAAGGAATCAAATGACATATTCAAGGATATTCGAACAGAGAAGTCGGTCATACATGACGAGATCATCGAACTTGTCGAAGAAAAACAGTTGGGAAAAGTAACCGTCAATATTTCCGATGGAAAACTTAAATTCGTCTCATCAAAACATACCGCACCACTCACGCTCACATACATTGAGAAATGCCTCACAGAATTGATAACCAACGGAAAGCAGGTAGAGCAAATTATGATGTATATTAAGAAAAACCGCGAGACGAAAATATCAACGGATATTAAGCGGGTTTATAACGAGAAACCGTCTTCCGCGAAGAAGGGCGACGGCAACGGCCACGACGACGGCAGTGACGGAGACAGTGATGCAGACGAATAGAACCCCGACCAGGCGGAGCGGAAAACATCCGAAATCATAATATATACGTATGTCAGTAGAGTCTAGTATATATTATAACAAGTATTTCAACAATGTCATCAAAAATCGGGCAATTTTTCAATCCGGCAGAGCATTTAGTTTTTCATCAAGATAAAGAAGGAAATATGATTGGAGGTGGGTATCAAGTGAATAATTTACTTTATCAGCAAAAGAGACCATTGTTTGTGTCGCTTGAAGAACAGAGTGGCGGAGGCGGAGGCGGCGGTGGCGGCGGTGGCGGTGG